GTGCTATCACGTGACCAACGTACGTGTGCGTATTGTGGTGATGAGAACGCTAACTCAGTAGATCATGTGCAGCCATTGGTTGTCGGTGGTGACCCATACAATATGGATAATCTAGTTGCGTGTTGTGTACGCTGTAATAGTGCTAAGGGTTCACGCTCAGTAGGCGTTTTTTTGTCAGCACAGTTTACCCCCCCTGTCTTTGTCGACATTTCTCTCCCTTCTGGACAAAAAGACCTAAAAAGTCCATTTGAGCGTCCATGAAAGAACGTAAAGGGGCAGTAATTCCCCGGATTCACACGCCTCTCATTGAGGGGCAATCGAGAGTGAATGAAATCATCGAGCTCGCAGACCGTATCGGCTTGCCGTTATTGGAATGGCAAAAGTGGGTGCTCACCGACATGATGAAAGTCGACGACGCCGGAGAATTCAAGCGCAAAACAGTCGGTCTGTTGATCGCTAGGCAGAACGGCAAGACTCACGTAGCCCGTATGCGTATCCTGTGGGGTCTTATCAACGGTGAGCGTATCCTTGCCATGTCTTCTAACCGCGCTATGGCTTTAGATACCTTTAGGCAGGTCGTAGACTCCATTCTTGACCATGACTGGCTGGTCGAGATGTTGAAAGAGAAGCCACGCTTTGCAAACGGACAAGAACGCATCGTATTTAAGAATGGTGGACGGTATGAACTTACAGCTGATAAGCGGTCGGGTTCACGCGGAAAGACCGTGGACTTCCTTTACATCGACGAACTCCGGGAAATTTCGGTTGAGGGTTGGAAAGCGGCTAGACCAACGACTAGAGCAACAGGTGGCGTCACTTTCACGACTTCTAACGCTGGTGATGCTTTCTCAGAAGTGCTCAACGACTTGCGCGAAAACGCACTCAGTTACCCAACGCAAAGTTTTGCGTGGTATGAATACTCAGCACCACAGCATTGTAAAATTAACGATCGTAAGGCGTGGGCGATGGCAAATCCTTCTCTCGGTCACCTCATCACAGAAGAAACCCTTGAAGAATCAGTCGCCACGAACTCTGTCGAAGCTACTCGCACTGAACTCCTTTGCCAATGGGTCTCGTCACTAGAAAGCCCGTGGAGTTATGGCACAATCGAAAAAACAACCAACACCGAATTACAACTTTTACCGCAATCTGGCACGACAGTTATGGCGTTCGACGTCAGTCCGTCCAAGCGATCAGCGGCTCTTGTTGCTGGAATCATCCAAGAAGACGGCAAAATCGGAGTAGGCGTTATGGAGACATGGAGCAGTGAAGTCGCTGTCGATGAACTCCAACTCGCTAGAGAAATCCACGCATGGGTGTTAAAGTACCGTCCGCGAGCAGTCTTATACGATAAGTATGCGACTGCAACCATAGCCGATAGGTTGGAGAAGTCCGGCGTGATGGTTGAGGAGCTATCAGGTCAGAAGTTCTATCAGGCTTGTTCGGATCTAAAGGACGCTTTAGATAATGGGCGACTTGTTCACTCGGGGCAGGATGAATGGGTCGCTCAAATGAACAACGTGGCGATGAAAACCAACGATGCTGGCTGGAGAATTATCCGGCGCAAATCTGCCGGAGAAGTTCAAGCTGCTATCTCTACCGCGATGGTCGTTCACGAATTAACCAAGCCACAGTCAATCCCTAAAATCTATTCAGGCGAATAACGCGTTTGTAATTACATAATTGTAATTACAGTGCTATAATTACAAGACTATGGGCGTACTCCAAAACCTTTTCGGGCGTGATAACGCTCCTGTTCAAGCTGCTAAGACTGAAATCAAAGCACAAATCAACCCAGCGGTTTACGACGCTCCTTACGGTCAATACTGGGGCAATTACGGCTTAGGTGGCTATAACAATTTTGCTACCTCAATAGATCGTCAGAACGCGATGAGTGTACCTTCCATCGCACAGTGCAGAAATCTTATTTGCGGTACTGCTGCATCTATTCCTCTTGAAATTTATTCTATGTCAACAGGTGAAGAAATTCAGAACCAACCTATGTGGGTTCGTCAACCTGATAAACGCGCTCCACGCGCAGTAACAATTTCGTGGACTGTTGATTCGCTTCTCATGTATGGCGTTGCCTATTGGAGAGTGACAGATGTTGGTAGTGATAATCGCCCACTCCATTTCGAGTGGCTACAAAATGACCGTGTTACGCTTAAACTTAATAAATTCAACTCCGAAATTGACTATTATATGGTCAACGGAGAACGAGTGCCGGATAGCGGCGTTGGATCTCTTATTACTTACCAGCATCTTGACCAAGGCATCCTTCTCCGCGGCTCTCGTACAATTAAGGCAGCAGCAGATCTCGAACTTGCTGCTTCAATCGCTGCTCAAACCCCACAGCCTTCCGGATTCATAAAGAACAACGGCGCAGACCTTCCTGACGATGTTATACAAGGATTACTTGCAACATGGAAACAATCCCGTCTTGCTAAATCAACAGCTTACTTAACATCTACGTTGGATTACACACCAACACAATTCAGCCCGGCTGAGATGATGTATAACGAAGCAATCCAGAACATGGCTTTGCAGGTTTGTCGTATGATGAACGTTGACGCAACATATCTTTCAGCTGAAACTATGCGTTCAAACACATATAGCAATATCCTTGACAAGCGTAAAGAATTTTTGGCTTATACACTTCAACCTTATATCACGGCTATTGAAGACCGTCTATCTCTTGATGATATTACTCCACGCGGTCAAATCGTTCGCTTTGACGTTAACGAAACTTTCCTACGCGCTAACCCATTAGATCGCTTAGCAGTAACAGAGAAACTATTGCAACTTAATCTAATTTCACTCGACCAAGCGAAAGCGATGGAAGACCTAACCCCAGAAGGAAATCAGGATGAAGCTTGAGTTTAGTGCAGTCGTTACGGCTGCTGACGCTGGTCGTCGAATCATTTCCGGCAAAATCGTACCTTTCGGAACTCCGGGCATGACAAGTGCTGGTTCCGTTATATTTGAGCGTGGCTCCATTCAAGTCCCGAACGTATCCAAGATAAAGTTGCTCGCGCAACATGAACAAACAGCATCGGGAGTCATTGGACGCGCTCAATCTATCACCGAAGCGGATGACGGAATGTACGCGACGTTTAAGATTTCAGCTAGCCGCGATGGTGAAAATTTTCTTATTAAAGCTGCAGAAGGTCTCCTTGACGGTCTTTCAGTCGGTGTAGAAGTTATTGCATCAAAAGAGCGTAAAGACGGAACAATGGTAGTTACAGCAAGTTCTCTCCGTGAAGTATCTCTTGTGGAAACTCCAGCATTTGACGCAGCTCGCGTTTCCAGCGTTGCAGCGGCAGCCGGAGACATGATGGAAGACGACACAGCAGAACAAAATCTTGAAGACATGGAAGACGAACAAATCCAAAAGATTTCCGACGCAGTTGAAGCTCTTAAAGTAATTCAAGAGACTGAAAAGGCATTGGAAGAATCCGAAACCCAAACAGAAAGTGAGGCAAGCGTGTCAGAAAACACCGCAGCCGCAACAACTGAGGCAGCAGCAACAGCGGAAGCCTCACGTCCAACCATCACAGCAGCAGCACCGTACGCAGCAGTAACATCTGCTCCACGTCACGGTATTACTTCGATGGGTCGCTACGTAGAGCACAAACTTCGTGCATCTATGGGTGATGAAGACTCAAAGCAATGGATCGCAGCAGCAGAAGACCCAAAGGTCGTTCAGGCAGCAGCAGACTCAATCGGTACAACTAACCCTGCCTTCAACCCTATTCAATACTTGAAGGAATTCGTTTCAAACACCAACTTTGGTGCACCTGCTCGTGATGCAGTATCACGTGGCGTTCTTCCTTCTTCTGGTATGACTTTCCAGATTCCAGCACTCGTAACACCAACACAGACAGCACCAGTTGTTGCAGCAGTTAACGAATCAGGTGTAATCGGTGAAACAGGCATGACTTCCGCTTACCTCACAGGTACAGTAAAGAAGTATGCTGGAGCACAGACTGTTACTCTCGAACTTCTAGAGCGTTCAAA